GCTGTTGGACGAGGCGTTCCTGGAGCGTTTTGCAATTACCGTTGAGCAGGAGTACCCTACAGCAGCCGTAGAAAAGCGTATCATCCTTAACAAGATGGACAAGGCTGGCTACAAGGATGAGGACTTTGCTACTCACCTTGTCACTTGGTCTGAGGTTATCCGTAAGACCTTCTTTGAAGGTGCCATAGACGAGCTTGTCAGCACCCGTAGGCTTGAGCACATTGTCAATGCGTATGGTGTGTTCAAGGACAAGCTCAAGGCAATCACCCTGTGTACAAATCGTTTTGACGCTGATACTAAGGCGGCCTTTATTGACTTGTACACTAAGGTTGATCCTTCAAACCCACAGTCCGTTGAGACTGAGGAAACTTCTTCGGACGATGTTGAGTTTTAATGCTTGACATTGTTCGCAGAAGGTAGTAGTATTAAGATATGACAGTGAAGAACAGGTCAAAAAATAGTTTTTCGGACATTGATGAGGCCTCAAGTCCTTAAAAAGCAGCCTAGAAAGATCTAGTGTCGAAAACGACAATCCGCCGGGGACTAGCCCGGCATCACAATAACTTTTAAGGAGACATAATATGTCTAATCGCAAGACTATGTTGTCAGATAACATTTGGTTCGCTGGCACATTAAATCATATTGACGGTATCGCTAAGGTATCAGAACTTCAAAAGCATGAGTCCAATACTTACTTACGAGATTTCGGTGTAACACAAGATGTCTTAGATGACTTCAATAATCTGAAAACTTCTATTGAAAAAAACGGACTACGTGTAGCAATAAAAATCCTCTCAGGCACTTGGCTTATGATAGGTGGTCACACACGCCTCAAAGCACTAATTGAATTGGGCGTGGATAATATACCTTTTGTATATGTAGACAGGCCTGATGAAATTGTAGAGCTCTTTGGAGAAGAGGGTGAAGTAGATGCAAATCATCCTGCTATTTTACAGATGTTGGCTGATGATAACATTACTGTAAAGGTTGAGACTATTGCTAGATATAAAGCAGTGCGTTTCACTATGGAGCAGAAGGAAAGGTATGAGGGCCGTGAGTGTACAAACGCAGAGATTCGTACTTTTTGTGGGAATGCTAATCTAGCATTTCAAACTTATTTGAAACTTGATCTTTTAGAAAACGGTGGGACATTTAGAGTATACGGAAAAAATAAAGCTCCGGTATATTTAGAAAACCGTAAAAAGGATCTTTTCCGTGAGCTGGAGCAAGGCAAAGAAGGCAAGACTGTGGCTGGACAATTTAAGTCCATGCTTGAAGATTACAAATTGCTTAACGATCCTAATTATAAGCTATATGACCGAGATTCAAAACTTGAGAAATTGCTTGAAAAGGTTGACTATGAAACAGTATCAGCTAAAGTGAACGAGGAGATTTCAAGGATATCAGATCGTTCCTGGTTTGTGAATACTGATTTAAATTTCAAATCAGCTACTTCACATCATATACTTGTAGATACTTTTGTTACTACGTTTAATGATTTAGGTTCTAAAGATTATTTCGCAGTAGCCGTTGAAAATCAAGGACGTTATGACATTCACTTTAAATCCGGTGGCACTGTAGTAAATACTTTAGAAGTTAAGACTACAATTCAGGAAGGGTGGGCATCAGCAACCGAGAAGTATGGATATGCTTTATTGTTCAAGTTTTCTCCAAAGTTAGATCGTTGTTTCCTACACGTTTCATACTTGGATGTTAATTGGCTCGATAATAAAGGTCAGCGCTTGTGGAAAAAAGGTGGGGGTGTTGCTGCTCTTAGCAAGCGTGACTTGTTAGACTATTTGAAATATCCTCAGGGTCTTCCTTTTGAGAATAGAAAGGATACTCCTTGGTATGTCCAGGCTATTGGTGACTTGTACTATGAAAACAATAGCAAAGTAATTATTTCAACAATACCTTTCGGTGCCTAGGAGACATTGATGGCTAAGATTGATTATAAGTTTAACGAAGGGGCTCTGCTTGCAGAGCTCCAGGCTTATGTAGACGCAACGTACGGTGAGCATTATAGCCGTAACAGGTTTCAGTCCTCGGAGTTTATCATGGACTGTGGACACGGCATGGGATTCTTTCTCGGCAATGTCCTCAAGTATACTCAGCGATACGGTAAGAAGGACGGTCACAATAGAAAAGACCTACTAAAAATCTTACATTATGCACTTTTAGCTTTGAATGAACATGACCAGGATTATAAATAAGAGTAAACTAACCTATTATTAGGAGAAAACAATGGCGTACAAAGTACAAATCTCTGTCACTAGACCAAATACTGAAGTAGATCTGGCTACAACACTAAGGATGGATGAAGCGGATACTACAGTTATACCTGAGTTGCTTACTGCAACTGGTGGTACTAGAGAATATTCAAGATCAGATGATAATCTGACTACCTATGCAGTATATACTTTTGCGGATATAGATGCCTGGTTGAATTTTTATAATCAAGCGCTACCTGTTTGGAATAGGAACAATACTGTTGAAAACGCAAACAACGCAGGCGTGACCATAGATGTCACCGTTATTGAAAACACTTGACATTCAGTCCTGTTTGTATTATTATATTATATTATTAACATAGTGAAGGAACTATATTATGAAACTGAGCAAGAACACTGTAGACGTTCTAAAGAACTTCTCGCAAATTAATCCTAACATCCTTGTCAAAGCAGGCCAAGAGATTCGCACTATTAACTCAGGCAAGAGTGCCTTTGCTAAAGCGACTATCACTGAGGCATTTGACAAGGAGTTTGCTATCTATGACCTCAATGAACTGCTCGCAGTATTGTCACTAGGTGATGAACCAGAGGTCAGTCTTAATGATGACCACATGACAATCTCGGTTGATAATTTTGGTGAGATTAATTTCTTTTACTCAAAACCTGAACTTGTCACAGCTCCCCCTGACAAAGACTTGCCATCATCGGAAGGCTTCTTTACTCATCCATTGACTAATGACAGCCTACAGTTTTGGTTACGTACAGCAGCTACTATCGCAGCTCCTTTTGTGAGCATTGTAGCAGATGGCACAAACGCTAAGGTTCGTATCACAGACCCTGAGTTGAGTAATGCTACTAAGTTTGAAACTGTCATTGGTCAGACTGACAAGACGTTTGTAGCACATATTCCTACAGCAAACATTAAACTGATGCCTCAGGACTACACTGTAAATATTCCTAGCTCAGGCGGCTTTGTTCATTTCAAAGCAAACGATGTTGAGTATTGGATTGCCCTTGACAAATCTTCGGAGTTTTAATTATGGACGGCAAAATGTCATTTACGCTACGTGAAGTAGCAAATGGTTGGTTACTTGAGATCGATGGTATCGACCATGCAGAATATATCTTTAAGACTACGGGTCCTGCTTTAGGTATGATCCGTAAAGTCTTGAAGGAAGAAGTAAATCCTTTTGGAGACGATGATGAATAAAGAAGAAAAAGAAGTAGATGTAAAAAAAGAAGAACAGCAGGAAGAAGTCCGTCACATTGAATTGACTATTGAAGATAATACGGAAGTCAAAGAAAAGCTAGGTTAAAATTATATTATATTATGGAGTTTGTGAATGGAACATTTTTTATGGGTAGAGAAGTATCGTCCCAAGTCTATTGAAGAATGTATCCTGCCCGAATCAATCAAAAGCACGTTCAAGGAATTTCTCTCTAAGGGTGAAGTTCCTAACCTGCTTCTGTGTGGTACAGCAGGTACAGGTAAAACTACAGTAGCACGAGCCCTGTGTGAAGAACTAGGTAGTGACTATATCATTATCAATGGTTCAGATGAGGGTCGTCAAATTGATACACTGCGAACTAAGATCAAACAGTTTGCTAGTGGTATGTCTTTTCTCGGCAAGCCTAAGGTTGTAATCATAGATGAGGCTGACTATCTAAACAGGGAGTCAGTACAACCTGCTCTCAGGGCTTTTATTGAGTCCTTCTCTGATAACTGTCGCTTCATATTCACTTGTAACTACAAACAAAAGATCATCACTCCTCTACACAGCAGGACTACGGTGATTGACTTTGGTTCACAAAAGGCAGACAAGGCTAAACTCGCCTCTTCCTTTATGAAGCGTATGCAGTTTATTCTCAAGGCAGAAGGCGTTGAGTATGTAGACAAGGTGTTGGCTGAACTGTTGATGAAACACTATCCTGACTACAGGAGAATCATAAACGAACTACAGCGATACAGTAGCTCTGGTGTTATTGACGAAGGTATCCTCAGCAACATAGGTGAGATCAATACAAAAGAACTTGTTTCAGCAATGAAGGAGAAGGACTGGAAGAAGATGCGTCAGTGGGTTGCTAACAATGTTGAGTCAGACCCTCAAGGTATTTTCAGATACATCTATGACAGTTTGATTCCTGAAGTTGAGACTGTTCCTCAAATGGTTATACTGATTGCTGATTATCAATACAAGTCAGCGTTTGTTGCAGATCAGGAAATCAATCTGACTGCTTGTCTGACTGAACTGATGGCGAGTATGAAATTTAAATGAACGTAATATATGAAGACGAGACGGTAAGAATTTTCTATGAACCGGGTGAAGGAAAGAACACTCTGGTTTGTTGTTCTGGTGTAGACTTTGATGTATTTGGATTTGAATCTGTACAAAAATACACCCCTGAAAATGCTAGCAGGCCCGAGTTTGTAAAAGTTACTTCAGGAATGGGAGATAGATTTTGGATTATAGACAAGACAAGATCATGGGGAACTTTTATTGATTGGAATCATGTTAGTAATATTATCTCTCCTTACTTTGAAGGAAAGCACGTAGCTGTTTTAGGAAGTTGCATGGGAGGCACAAACGCTATTAAGTTTGCCTATCATGCTGACATACACCGAGTTATAGTTTTTACACCGATATGGAGCATACATCCTGAGGTTATGCCGAATACAGATTTTGATTATAGAATTCGTAATCTAAGAAAATTAGTGTATCCCTATTGGAGAAGTTTAGAAGGTATGTTTAGACCAATGACCACATATCTAATGTTTTGGACTCCGGATCCATTTGATATAGATCACATGGTAATGTACCCCACAGATACTAATATCAAAAAATTTTTTCTTAGAGACAGCCCTCATAGTGTAGCCAAATGGATACGCGGATATGGTATTCTTCCAGAGGTATTGGGTATGTGTGTTAACGCAGAAGACCCCCACTTAGAAATCTCAAAACTTTTAGATAAGGCAGATATTTTACATGAGTTATTTTAAAGAGTTTGGTCCTCCTGTTGAGGAAGTAGACGAAAAAGAATACGTTGAAAAGATTAAAAAGTTAAGTCCCTTTGACTATTTAAACACTATAACTTACACTAAAAAAGATTTAATGACAGAGGACAATGAGTCACAGTATCCTGCCTTTATCATAAACAGAGGACTAGGGTTCGGTGCTGATACTGTCATAGCAGCTAACGAAATGAACAGCAGAACACATATTGATTATCGTATGCAGTATGATTTTCTACGTGCTGTGATACGTAGGTCGAAAAGATATAACAAGTGGATCAAGGCAGAGGAGAGCAATCTCGAAGCAGTGAAGGAATACTTTGGCTACAGTTATAACAAAGCTAAAGAGGCACTGACACTTCTGTCCGACAAAGAGATAGCTGAGATCAAGGGTTGGTTAGCGACCGCTAAAGGCGGCAAATTATAAATACCTTAGTTACTATGAAAAATAATTAATAACGAAAGGTGTATGAAATGATTGACCGAGATAATTTTTTTGACATAGATTATCCCGACTACCAACCCTTAGAAATTTTGTTAGAGGATCCTGAGAACTTTTTGAAGATCAAGGAGACACTTTCACGTATTGGTGTGGCTTCAAAAAAGGACAACACATTATACCAGTCCTGTCATATCCTGCACAAGCAGGGTAGATACTTTATCACACACTTCAAGGAGTTGTTTGCTCTGGACGGCAAAGATGCTGACTTTATGGATAACGATTTAGAAAGACGAAATACTATAGCAAAGCTGCTACAAGACTGGGGCTTGCTGAAGATAGTAACAAATATTGATGAGACGGCCATGGCGCCTCTCAGTCAAATTAAAATTATTTCCTATAAGGAAAAAGGAGATTGGAACTTAGTTCCAAAATATAACATCGGCAAAAAGCGCTAGATGTTATAAATATACGGCCCCCGTGAGGTGAAGTACATTTTTATGATACCGAGCGGGCGGCACCACTACGCCGAATGGGTAGTGTAACATTAAAACTCGCTTAATAAAGGAGACCGTTATGGTTCGTAAATATACTACTGCCAACATGGCAGAAATTTTTGATAATGTAAGACCATTTACTATAGGTTTTGATCGTTTGTTTGACAATCTAAACAATGTTTCAGAGATTCATAGTCCAAACTATCCACCCTATAATATTATTGGAGAAGAAGATGACCGATTTGTTATCGAAATCGCTTGTGCAGGCTTCTCTAAAGATGAATTTAACATAAACTTACTTCCGGAAGGCAATAAACTTATTGTTCAGGGTGTTCAGGACAGAGGCGAAGATACTCGCAAATACTATCACAAAGGCATTGCTGCTCGTAACTTCACACATTCATTTGCACTTGCAGAGAATGTTGAGGTCGAAGGTAGTGTTTACTATGATGGCGTCCTTGAGATTACACTGAAGCGTGTCGTTCCAGAAGAAATGAAACCACGAAAAATTGAAGTGAAATAAATAGGAGATAAGCATGGCGGTTCAGATTTTAAAATTAATAACAGGTGAAGATATTGTGGGTGAAACTACAAGTGTAAAGTCTGGGGTAAATGTTCAAAACCCTTTGAAATTAGCTATTGTACCTAACCCTGAAAAAACTGGATCGTTCAGGCTTTCTGTGGAACCTTGGGCACCTTACTGTAAAGATGGTGAGGTGCTCATTTTGAAGGGAAGTATACTAGCACAATTCACTCCTGATGATACTATCATGGCGGAATATGAAAGAAGGGGACAATTTATACCCCGAACAAGAGAAGTTTTGAATGAGGCAGTACAGTAATGTATGAATACAAAGCACGTATCGTAAAAATTGTTGATGGCGATACGGTAGATGTTGACATTGACTTAGGCTTTGGTATTTGGTTAACAGATGAGCGGGTTCGTATCATGGGCATTGACACCCCTGAAAGTAGAACCCGGGACAAGGTTGAAAAATTCTTTGGTAAAGCAGCAAAGGCGAGACTTAAAGAACTTCTCGGACCTTATGCCACGCTAAAGACAAGAGTAGCAAGAGACGGTGAGGACATGAGAGGCAAGTTTGGCCGAGTCCTCGGTGACTTTGAAGTTTATTATCATGGCGAAGATAGATACTCTACCGTGTCACAAATCCTAATCAAAGAAGGCCATGCCGTTGAGTATGAAGGCGGCAGTAAAGAAGATGTACAGGAACAGCATCGTCTTAACCGCAGACGTCTTATTGATGAAGGTAGAGTTACCGTTCCTGACAACCTGAGGGCTTTTATTACTTGACATTGAACTCCACATATTATATAATGTTGTTACTTGAATGGAGATCTAATGTCAAATTTTTACACTTACGCTAAACACTACGGAGACAGTATACTTTTCCGTGGCATTGAGAATGGTAAACGGGTATCTAGAAAGGTGCCCTTTTCACCAACACTCTTTGTTCCTTCTAAAAACGAATCCCCCTACAAAAGTATGTTCGGTGAACTGGTTTCGCCTGTTAAGTTTGAGACCAATAAAGAAGCATCCGAGTTTGTAGATCAATACAAAGAAGTATCTAACTTTCCGATATATGGTCAGACACATTGGGGCTATCAGTTTATTGCTGAAAAATATCCTGGTGAAGAAATGGAATGGGACATTTCTCAGATTAGATTGTATTCAATAGATATTGAGACTACAGTTGAAAATGGTTTCCCTGACGTATTCAATCCACTAGAAAAGATTACACTTATCACAATACAAGACAACGTGACTAAAAAGATAAAGTCATGGGGTCTAGGTCCTTACACGCCAGGTGAAGCAACATCACATCTTGATGTAGAGTATGAAGGATTCAGTAGTGAGAAAACTATGCTCGGTGCATTTATCAAGTGGTGGGCAAACTTTACTCCTGATGTTCTCACAGGCTGGAACATAAAACTATTTGACGTACCCTATCTTATTGTCAGGATGGAACGTGTGTTCGGTGACGAGGCAGGTGACGCTGCTAAGAAACTTATGTCACCTTTCAGACTTGTTCGTAAACAGGAGAAAACATTTGGTGGCAGAACTTACTTGTCATATGATGTTCAAGGTGTGGCACAGTTAGACTACTTGGATATCTATCAGAAGTTTACATACGTTACCCGTGAATCATATAAACTAGATCACATAGCAGAGGTCGAACTAGGTCACAAAAAGTTAGACAATCCTTATGATACATTCCGTGAGTTTTATGAGAAGGATTGGAATAGGTTTGTAGAATACAACATCATAGATACAGTGTTGGTTGACCAACTTGAGGATAAGATGAAACTTATCGAACTCTGTATGACAATGACCTATGACGCTAAGATGAACTTTGAGGATGTATTCAGTCCTGTAAAGACATGGGACTGCCTACTTTACAATCACTTGTTGAGGCAGAATATCATCATTGGACAAGGCAACGGACGAGCACCGAGGACTATTGCAGGTGCATATGTTCAGGAGCCTATCCCAGGACAGTATGAATGGGTCGAGTCCTTCGATGCTACTTCACTGTATCCTTCTATCATCATGCAGTATAACATGAGCCCTGAGACACTGGTGCCCGGTGGTATGTTTGATGTGACTGTTGATGGTATGTTAGAACGTAAACATACTTTTGACACTGATGACGCCGTAGCTGCTAATGGTCAGACGTTTACACGTAGTAGGCAAGGTCACTTCCCTAACATTGTTCAAAAGTTTTTTGATGACCGACAGCGTTACAAGAAACTGATGATTAAGGCTAAGCAGGACTATGAGAAGGATAAGGATCCTAACACGAAGAAACTGATAGCAAAGTATAATAACTTTCAGATGGCACGTAAGATTCAACTCAACTCACTCTATGGTGCGATGGCTAACGAATACTTCCGTTACTATGATGATAGGATAGCAGAAGGAATCACACTATCCGGGCAGTTTATCATCCGGGAGACGGCTTCGGCACTTAACGAGTTTTTGAATGATACGTTAAAAACAGAAGATGTAACCTATAGTTTCTATACGGATACTGACTCTTGTTATATTACTCTGAAAGGATTGGTTGACAAGTTTTTTGCAGACAAGCCTAAGGACAAACTTATTGACATTCTGGACAAAGTAGGCGAAGAGCAAATCGAACCTTGTATCGCCAAGGCAATGACAAAACTAGCAGAATACACAAATGCCTTTGAGGAAAAGATATTCTTCAAGCGCGAGGCAATCGCTGATAACTGTTTGTGGGTTGCTAAGAAAAGATACGCTATGAATGTGTGGGACAACGAGGGTGTAAGATATGACCCGCCTGACTTGAAGGTGATGGGACTTGAGATTGTTCGTTCCTCTACTCCTGGTCCTGTCCGTGAGAGTTTGAAAGAGGCTGTCCGTATTTGTTTAACAGAGGATGAGAAGTCACTTCACAAGTTTGTGGAAGAGACACGTAAAAAGTTTTTTGCTATGGAACCTGAAGAAATAGCATTTCCACGTGGATGTAATAATATGTCAAAATACAGAGATATGAATACCATATACTCTAAAGGTACTCCTATTCATGTGCGTGGTGGGTTGTTGTATAATCACTATCTCAAAGAAATGAAGTTAGGCGATAGATACGAGACCATACAGGAAGGCGATAAGATTAAGTTTATCTTTTTACAAGAACCTAATCCTATCAAGGAAAACACTGTTGGATTTATTTCAAAGATACCTAAGGAGTTTGGTATACATAGTTACATAGATTACAAAACTACCTTTGAAAAGGCATTCTTAGATCCACTAGACACTATTGTCAAAACACTCGGTTGGCATACCGAACCACAAGCAACACTTGAGGACTTATTTGCATGAAGATTCTAATCGTAGGACATGGCTTTGTTGGAACAGCTACAGAGTATTTGTTTAAGAAAACAAAAGCTGAAATACACATTTATGATACTGTAAAAGGACAAACAGGGTTTTGTGACGAGGACACATTTGATTATATTTTCTTGTGTGTTCCTACTCCAATGGATTATAAAACAGGCAAGTTGGACATGAGCATATTGATAGACGCTTATGAAGAATGGAACTGGAGAGGGCAAACTGTCATTCGTAGCACTATTGGTCCTGACCAGGTTGATTTATTTCCTAACGCTATTATGATGCCTGAGTTTCTGAGAGAGAAACATTGGAAGAAAGATGTAGACGATCCTAAACTTCCTATTATTGTTAGTGATTATGATACAGTGGCAAAGTTTGAAAAACTGTTCCCCGGTAAAAATGTATACTACTTGATGCCAAAGGTTGCCATGATGTATAAGTTATCAAGGAATACTATACTTGCCATGAGAGTAGCTTTGGCAAACAACCTAAAAGAGATTTGTGATGAGCAAGGTATAGATTGGGATACACTTGCATTTATGTTTAAAGGTGAAGCTGCTTTGGGATATTCACATTGGAATGTTCCCGGAAATGATAACAAGCCAGGTTTTGGAGGAAAATGTTTACCTAAGGACTTGACACACATGGCATCATTGTGTTATAATGATGACAACTTACTACAAAAAGCATTAGATGAAAATATGGTGAGGAGAATAGAATGGGGTATACGAGAGCCATCATACTAGGCAACGGTGAAAGCCGGCGCCATGTAGATATTCCTGATGATTGTGATGTTTGGGGTTGCAACTACATCTATAAAGAAAATATAAATTTAGATTTTTTGGTAGCAACAGATGTTCACACTCAGCATAATATATACTGTAGCAAGTATCCTGTAGAAAACACTTGTTACTTTCTTGGATGGGATGTATTGGATTCGGATGATGTTGTACCTGGTATAGTAGCTTCTACAGGTGCGATCTCACATGAGAATGAATATACTGATTATGGTGTAGTCGTTGGTGGAGACAACAACAGTGTGTATTTTACATATCTACAAAAAGATGATAATGTTATACCCGTAAAAGAATCCGAACTACCAATGGAGTTTTCGTCAGGAAGTTTGGCTATGTATTTAGCAAGCAAGTCAGGTAAATACAATGAAATAATTTTAGCTGGCTTTGGTGATGATGAACACATTTATGAAGAAAATAATGTGCCTAATAAAGAAGTATGGAAAAAAGAAAGAGAATATATTATTCGCTATTTTAGCGATATGAAGTGGAGATTTATATGAGTTTGATTGATAAATTAAGAAAGAACAGCACTATCAAAGATACCTCTGTTCTAACTGACTCAAAGTTTTTCAATACGAAAGACTTGATTCAAACCTCAGTGCCTGCATTGAACGTAGCATTGAGTGGTAGGGTAGACGGTGGCCTGACACCTGGACTGACAGTATTTGCAGGTCCGTCAAAGCATTTCAAAACAGCATTCTCACTGCTGTTAGCAAAGGCATATCAGGACAAGTATGATGATGCTGTCATTTTGTTTTATGACTCAGAGTTTGGTACTCCTCAGTCTTACTTTGACACTTTCGGTATTGACAAAGACCGAGTTATTCATACTCCTATCACAGACGTAGAACAGTTAAAGCATGATTCAATGTCACAGCTCAATAACATTGAACGTGGTGACCATGTGATGATTATCATTGACTCTGTTGGTAACTTGGCGTCTAAGAAAGAGGTTGATGATGCACTTGATGGTAAGTCAGTAGCAGATATGTCTCGTGCTAAACAGTTGAAGTCCTTATTCCGTATGGTTACTCCTCACTTGACGCTGAAGGACTTACCTATGGTAGCAGTCAATCACACATACAAAGAGATTGGTTTGTTCCCTAAAGATATTCTTTCAGGCGGCACAGGCATTTACTACTCAGCAGACAACATTTACATCATTGGTCGTCAGCAGGACAAGCAAGGTCAGGAACTGATGGGTTATAACTTTATTATCAATGTTGAGAAGTCAAGGTTTGTCCGTGAGAAGTCTAAGATTCCTGTTGAGGTATCATTTGAAGGCGGTATTAGTAAATGGTCAGGCTTGCTTGATATGGCAATGGCATCAGGTCATGTAGTCAAACCGAGCAATGGTTGGTATTCAAAGGTTGATGTAGCAACAGGTGAAGTAGAAGAAAAGAAACACCGTATCAAGGATACTTACACTAAAGAGTTTTGGTTGCCTGTATTACAAGACGAAACCTTCTTGGCATGGATCAACAAACGATACGCTATTTCAAGCGTTGACGGGATAATGCGTGATGAAGTTACTGAAGAAGATATTGAAGAAGCCTACGGGCAAGTCGAAGAAGCCTGAAGGAGTGTGCGATCGCTGTCAAATAACTATTTGGCAGGGTGACGAAGCAATCTGTTTTCACACAGAAAACGAGGAGTTGTTTCTGTGTGGAGATTGTGTTGAGAAAATATATGGGGAACATTCCAGGGAGTGGATCGAATGATAGTCCTAATATGTGGGTTACCCGGTTCGGGTAAGACTTGGCTGGCCGAGCGATTGTGTGAAGGTCACAATGATATGATACACCTTAATGCTGACTTTGTTAGAGAGGCAGTAGGTGATTGGCATTTTGATTACAATGCACGTTTAAGACAGGCCATGCGTATGCGTGGTCTTGCCTATTGTGAAGCACACTTTGGCAGAACAGCAATAGCTGACTTTGTTTGCCCTACACCGGAAACAAGGGAGATATTCAACGCAGACTATACTATATTCCTTGACACTATAGATATTTCACGTTATAATGATACAAACAAAATGTTCGTAAAGCCTGACAATGCTGACTTTACTATTAGAGAGCATTTACATGAAAATGCAGTAGATTTGATTCGTAAAAGGATAAGAAATGCAACAACGGTTGGAAAATATAATACTAAACACCCTTTTGAGTGATGAGGATTACTTTAGAAAAGTTATTCCTTTTCTCAAGACTGAATATTTTTCAGGAGAACACAAAACACTTCTTAGCAAGATAACACAACACGCTGACAAATACAACAAGGCACCAACAAGACAAGCACTTGCTATTGCTATCGAAGAAGATAGGAAAATATCAGAAGGTGAACTACCCGCACTTAGTGAGTGGTTAAAGACAGAGTATGAGAACGACTCTGATGCTGAATGGTTGTTGAATGAAACAGAAAAGTATTGTAAGGATAAGGCAATCTACAATGCTATCATGGACAGTATTCAGGTTATTGACGGCAGAGATAAGGACAGAGGTCCTGACGCTTTGCCTGATATGTTATCAAAGGCACTACAGGTAGGATTTGATAATAACGTAGGGCATGACTATATTGAAAACGCAGAACAGCGCTACGAGTTTTATCATAGACTAGAAGAAAAGATGCCTTTTGACTTGGCAATGTTCAACGAGATTACAGAAGGCGGACTTGCTAATAAAACATTGAACGTAGCACTTGCAGGCACAGGTGTGGGTAAGTCATTGTTCATGTGTCATATGGCAGGAAACGGTATTTCTCAAGGTAAGAATGTTTTGTATGTGACACTTGAGATGTCAGAAGAACGCATAGCAGAACGTATTGATGCTAATCTAATGAACTTGCCTATAGGACAGTTAAAAGATTTGTCAAAGCAAATGTTTGAAGATAGAATTGGAAAGATAAATGAAAAAATACAAGGCAGGCTTATCGTCAAAGAATACCCGACAGCCTCAGCACACGCAGGACACTTCAAAGCGCTCCTCAACGAACTCAAGCTCAAAAGAAACTTTGTACCTGATATTATATTTATTGACTATCTTAATATCTGTAGTAGTAGTAGGTACCGCTCTGGCTCCTCCGCAAACTCTTACACAATCATTAAGTCCATTGCAGAAGAGCTACGAGGCCTAGCAGTTGAGTATGATGTTCCTATAGTCACAGCAACACAGACTACAAGGAGTGGTTACAATAGCAGTGATGTTGAACTGACTGATACCTCAGAATCATTTGGTCTCCCGGCAACAGCAGACTTAATGTTTGCACTTATAAGTAATGAGGAGTTAGAGAAACTTGGTCAGATTATGGTTAAACAGTTGAAGAATAGATACTCGGATCCTACACGTAACAAACGCTTTATGATAGGTGTGGACAGAGCAAGAATGAAACTGTTTGACGTAGAAGGTGACCCACAAGAAGGGCTACAGGATGCAGGTAATGATGATACTCCTGTGTTTGACAATACAGCTGTGGCAAAGTTTGGCACATATGACGGTTTTAAATTTTGATAAACGAAAAAACATATAAGTTCCAAAGAATAGATAGGTTACACTTTCTAAGATACTGTCTACCTGATGATGACATTAGTAACTATAAGATATTGGACTACGGTGGCAATCATGGTAATCTGCTAAAAGATGGCATGGCCGAGGGTGTTATACGCCCTGAAAATTATACTTGTGTTGATGTAGACTATAAAGTATTAGAAGAAGCTAGAAAAGAAATCCCTGATGCTGAGTGGATTTATTATAACAGATTCAATCAGTGTTATAACCCAACAGGAGAGAAAATGATTACTTTTCCTTTTGAGGATAATACTTTTGATCTTGCTTATGTTTATAGTGTCCATACACATTGTAGTTATGAGGACTTTGTTTTTGATCTCAAAGAACTCAGACGGGTTGCTAAAAAAGTTTTGATTTCATATTGTGATAAAGAACTTGTTAGATGGGTTTCTATGAAACGTAGATTTGATTATACTGAAATTCACCCTGATTGGGATGATCCTGGGTCAATAGAATCTTATAGGTATTATGTTGATAATGATATATCAACTACCAATCCTGATGAAATTAAAAATGATTGTGATTATCTTGTAACGGCTTATGACACAGACTGGCTTGTATCTCAGCATCCAGAAATAACAAGAACTATTCCTACAATGGCCATGACTAATAAAATTCATGGTATAACACAACCTTTTTTAATTATAGATGAATAGAATATTTCGCCACTATATGGAACATATAGTCACTTGGCACTGCAATTTGAAATGTACGAATTGCAGCTCAGGTTCTCCATTCCAGCCTCACCGTGATGATGACCTGTCGATATTTGTACGAGATTTAAACATATTGGGAAAATATGTTAATACTCCTTTCATAAGACTAATAGGCGGGGAGCCTCTCATGCACCCGCAGATATTAGATTATCTCAGGGAAATAAAGAAGGCGGGGTATAAAGCAAACCTCTCTACAAATGGTATAATGATTCCTACTATGCCAGATGAATTTTTTGAACTTGTAGATACATTATCTGTTTCTATATATTCAAACAATAATATAAACTATGGTAAAATCGTAGACTTCCTAGATAAGAAAGATATTAGTTGGGAAAATGTTTGTGATGTAAAAAGAACCCATGAACTTAAATCAATGCAATACTTCAAGGATAATTATGGTTGGCATGAGCAGGGTAGCTTTATTGTTCTAGACAAATACGAAAAACATACAGACGAAAGAGCAAGAGAAGTTTATGATCCTTGTTTACTGAAAGATATGTGCCATTCTTTTATGAATGGTAAATACTATAAGTGCAATATTTGTATTACAAAAGGCCCACAATATGATAATATGGGAATACCTGTAGAATGGAACTTTGAAGAAGAAGATGGATTTGATTTTACAGGAGACAATGAAGAAGAAATAATGGCAGGCCTCAGGGACTTTGTTGAAGGAGAAGGCCACAAAGAAATAATGAAAGCCTGCTACTATTGTGAAGGCTACAATACATCTCGCAATGAACCACACGGACAATTCACAAAGCAGCAAGTACACGATGTTATAAATAAGAAGATACCCATAACAAATATAACATAAGGGACTTTTTATGTCAGAGGAAAAGAAACCGTTGCCTGCAGATGTGAATGGTGATGGAATTGTTGATGATGAAGAAAAGGCAATGTATATTGAATTCAAGCGAAAAGAGCTTGAAGACCAAGATGCAATGCGTGACGCACAGCGCAGTATGGCCTGGTTCTCGCTGTGGGGAATGTTACTTTATCCAGCGGCCGTAGTTTGTGCTAGTTTGGCCGGGTTAGATCAGGCGCAGGCCACATTGGGTGACATGGCACCTACTTATTTCGTAGCAGTTGCAGGTATCGTAGCAGCATTCTTTGGCGCACAGGCATTTAGCAAAAAACAATGAGCACATTTCTATTTGGTGATGATTGGAAACTAAACTTAGCGAGAAACAAACTAAGGAATGCTTTCCATGTACACAAGTTTGGCGCAAACTCAGCGCCTGCAAACGGTGTAGAAGAAACTGTTTGGGACGGCTCCACTCTGTATCCTTGGTCAACATGGGACTCAGGTGCTGACAATGTATATCTCAAATCATCATCTTCAAGCGATACTTCTCTCACAGTATTCATTCAGGGACTTGATGCAGACTACAACCTTCAGTCTGAGATAGTCACACTGGATGGCACAGACCCAGCAACCACAGCAGTCGCTTCTTCTAATACATACATTAGACTTTTCCGAATGTATAACAGCAGTAGCACACAGGAAGTCGGTAATATTTCAGCACATTATGGTTCAGGTGCAGGTACTAAGGTAGCACAGATTACAGCAGGCGAAGGCCAAACACTGATGGCCGTTTACACTATACCTGCAGGCCATGTTGGGTTACTTATGGAATGGGACTTTTCAGGTAGTGCAAATGCTGCCTTAAATGCAAGACTGCTGGTTCGTCCTTCAGGCAATGTTTTCAGAAATCAGCATAACGCAGCCACTTACGGTGGACAGTATCACAAGGATTTTACCGTTCCTCTCAGATTTACCGAAAAGTCAGATATTGATGTTAGGGTGACAGCAGCTACAGGATCCGCTACTATTGCATCTACCTTTGAGTTGGTTATAGTCGAAGATAACGAGTTTTCACAGTGGTCTCAGGGCTACTAATACCCTGACAACCCTAAGCATTACAGCCCCTTACAGACCCTTGTAGGGCTTACCTAAGTTGTTGATTTTGTTGAGTTTTTTAGGGCTTGACAAGTGAACCTATATATAGTATTATAAGCATATAAGTCATTGATTCTATTGGCAAAAAGATTTCAAAAAAAGTGAAAAAAATGCTTGACATTTCCTCAGATTCGTGTATAATATAGCATATAAACAATGAGAAAACGGTTGTGAGGACTGTATATGACTAATGTAGATTTTATGGGTTATGAGATTGTCGCTGACGGCGTTGATGCCGGTCGTTACGCTACTCCAGAAGTAGCAGCAGAGGCCTATGCAAATGAACTGCATAGCTATATCTCAGATGCGTCTAAGGACGTATGGGGTTTCCGTTATCGTGGCCCTTTCCCTACAACCTTTGCCGAGTTAGAGGCAGAGGCCCAGATCTGGGACGACCGGATCAACACGATTTTGTTTGAGGAGCAGCACGAGGAGATAGAAAACCTCAATGCCTTCATTCAATACGCTCCTGACCTGGAAACAGCCGAGCGCTGGGCCAAGGATGTAGCGTAAATGCTTGACACTGATGCCATTCGGTGTTATCATTATACAATATTATGTGCGAACTCCGAAACGCACACAAGAATATATGCTTGAAAAAGCGTATTGGCTCCCATAAAAGTGGGATTAACTTTAGTAATGAAAGGAGACATTTATGTCTAATGTTACATCTACAACCCAGAGCCAGAAGGTTCTGAACTTCCTCCGTTCTGGCCAGTCACTGTCTGCTAAGCAGGCAAGCGGTCTGTTCGGTGTTACTTCACTTGGCAAGCGTGTTAGCGAGCTTCGTTCTGAAGGTCACGCTATTTACACTAACCGCGCTAAGAACGGTACCACAGTGTATCGTCTCGGTACTCCAAGCCGCGCTATGATTGCAGCTGCTTACCGTGCTGAAGGTTCCTCAGTATTTGAGTAATCATTTTGTAATGAGGTGAACCGGTCCTACCTTGCATATGGCTAAAAGACCGAGTCCTGGGCATGACACAAAAAGGCCCACTTCTTTTAGTATTCGGAGATACAAATGGCAAATCATGTAGATAACTTCCTAAAGGTCACAGGCAATCACGCTTGTATGGCCGAATTTTCACGCATTTTTGAAGAACTATCAGACCAAGAAGGCCTGCAAAATGCTAGGTTCTTGCCTGAGTGGGATAATGAAGATTATCCTTCAAGGGATTGGATGCAAGATCACATAGGTCCTAAATGGGCTCATGTTGATTACTACGAGGAAGGAAATGATTTTGTCAGTATCACCAGTGCTTGGTGTAGTATATTTCCGTTTACAAAAAATTTAGCTCGACATCTTGAGGAATTTGACCCTAGGGTTCGTATTGAACTCACATATATAGACGAGTTTGTGAACTTTGCAGGTGCTGCAGTCTGGGCCAATAGTGATTGGGATGTTGAGGAAGAAGATCACAAATACTTTGAAAAAGAATGGTTAGATCAAGGTGGTCTTGACTTTGAGCATGAGGACTATGATTCATGGGAATATCGAGACATGGTCAACGACAAGATTGCCTATTGGGCCAATGAAATGGCCTGTTGGATGGAGAATATGGATGAATGATATTTTTGATAAAGTCGGTTTTACCTGCTCCACTTTTGACTTGCTTCACGCTGGGCATATCACAATGCTCAGAGAAGCAAAGAATCAGTGTGACTATTTGATCTGTGGTCTACAAACAGACCCTACTATTGACAGACCAAACAGTAAGAACAAACCTATTCAGTCGCTTGTAGAACGCTGGATTCAGTTGGAAGCTGTGAAGTATGTAGATAAAATTGTGGTGTATCAGACTGAAAGGGATCTTGAGGATTTACTGCTTACACTTGACTTAGATGTTCGCATTGTAGGTGAAGAATACAGAAATGCAAAATTCACCGGACAAGACATCTGCAAGCAACGTGGTATAGAAATTTATTACAACAAGCGTGAGCATAGTTTCTCTACCACAGAGTTGAGGGAGAGAATAAATGCCGTGGGTAACAGAAACATTAAGAGAGTATCTTGAGGATTGGTATAATATGTCAGCAGATGATGTGAAAAGAAAAATTGCAAAAGTAGTTATTGCAAGTAGGACATCAATGGATCCTACTTTTAAAACTTATTGGAAGAATACAGCCAAAGTTTTGGCGACTAAATATAATGTGAACTTGTCAGAAATCGAAAAGTGTCCGGAGTATTATAATGAAACTAAAACTAGTCGCTATCACTAATGTTTACAGAAATATAGGAAGTATGGATCTACAAATGTGGCGTTGCACAGGTGCTAACGAATACATTGTAGCAAGATTTGATGAAGAACCTACTTGGAAATTAGTAGGGGAACACATAAATGGATTTATTCATTCGCTTGAAGGCAGAATATCCGAAGATACAAAAGAAGTATACGCAGGATTTGAAATTTATTCAGATGCTTCTTTAACTCACGGAGAAAACTTCCAACTCCACAATGGAGGTACTATAGATTTTCCCGCACAAGATGTGACTGAGATAGACGTATCAGAGGAAATGAATGGAATCCTCGGTACCTAGAATAACTATAGGTTACACGTATTACGAAGAGCCTGAACTACTAGAACAACAAATAAAACTATGGGAAAAATATCCTCATGAGGTTGAAATTGTTTTAGTAGATGATGGCTCCTCTCTTTTTCCCGCCAAAAAAATATTAGACAAATATAAATTGTCATTTGATCTTAAACTTTATGCGGTAGATGAAGATTTAGGATTCAACTCTCACGGTTGCAGAAATCTTATAGCAACCGTTGCCTCCTCTGATACTATACTTTTTTTAGATATAGACTGTTCATTAAATCCAAATGATGTTGCTTATATAAGGACCGTTAGTTTTAATAAAGAATCTGTATACACATTTTTCATGTATGAAACTCATTCATATACTTTTAGATTCATGGGTCATGTAAATGTTTTTATTGTAAACAAAGAAAAATTTTGGGAAGCAGGCGGCTATGATGAATCGTATACAGGATGGCATCATGGTGACCGAGAGTTTATGGAAAGACTTTTGCCTATTACAAACCAAAGAATTTTAGGCACTATTTCATGTAATGTTTGTAGGGCACAGAGAGAAATAATATTAGATGGAGACGCTACTATTACTAAGCATGATAATAGTAATCATTCTATGATAGTTCCTGCACACAAAGAAAAAACTTATGCAGAAATGAAAGGCACAGTAAAAACTAAATTAAACTTTTCCTATACTCAGGTATTATAAATACAGTTATGTTTAGATTCAAACAATACCTCACCGAGGCTACAGACGAAGATAAATTGACTCACCTTGAACACGTTGAGGACCATGCTGTCCACGGCGGGAACAAGGGTTTTGCTCATGCTTTTCATACACTAAACGGTGTGCATGATGCGCTGATGGGCAAAAAGGGTGGCACTAAGGTTACAATGAAGTATGATGGTAGCCCTTCAGTCGTATTCGGCCATCACCCTGAGACAGGTAAGTTTTTCGTAGGTACTAAGGGTACGTTTAATAAAACACCTAAGATAGCGCACACTCCTGAAGATGTAGAAAAACATTACAAACATTCAGAAGGCCTGAAGCAAAAGATGCACGCTGCCTTAGAACACTTGCCCAAAATTATGCCTGACAAGGGTGTGTATCAAGCAGACATCATGCACACTCCCAATGACCTCAAACACGAAGGCCACAGAATATCACATAAGACACAGCTTATCACATATCATCACAAACCTAACTCAGAGGAAGCACGTAAGGCTATGAACTCTAAGATAGGGGTTGCTGTACACACAGCTTATGACGGTAAGACTATGCAGGATATGAAAGTCAGGCAGGCACACACACCTGAAATGAAAGACCACGAACACGTACACCAGTTTCCTATGTTTCATCAGATGGAACACGTATCGTTTACACAGGCACAACAGCAAGAATACAAACAGCACATGGCAAATGCTATGGAAGCATATAAGAAAGCACCTAAAGAAGCATTTGACCACATACAGGAACACGAAACTAAACACGGCAAAAAAGGTGCAGCAGTATCAGCATATCTAAACAAAACTGTAAGAGACGGTAGCACACCCTCACACGAAGGTATGGCTGACCACTTGACAGCACACTATGCTAAGAAAGCAGCAGGTGTAAAAACTGAAGTTGCTCAACAGAGACACCTAGACGCTGGCAAGAAACACATTGCGGGACTTAATAAAGAACATCTGACACACGTATTGGGTGTTCATGGACATTTACAAAAAGCAAAGAACGTATTGACTGACGCATTTAACTCACACCACATACACGGGCATGAGTTTGATGGTGAACCTACAAACCCTGAAGGTTATGTTGTTCATCACAATGGCCGTCCTTCTAAGTTTGTGTTAAGACATGAGTTTAGCAAAATGAACTTTGCAGCAAGCGAA